TTCAGAAGGGCCCCAAGGCCGGGAATGGCCTGCACGAAGGCCACACGCACCTTCTTGCCCAGGGCGGCTGCAGCCTTCCCCTTCAGGATGGGATTGACACTGCGGCCGAGCTTCTCATCGCCTGCCCCATAGAGGAAGGCGTAGGTGATCGTCTTGACGGCCTTCCGGGTGATCTCGATGCCGAGGGCCAGGGTGGTGGCGTCGGCGTTGATCTGGTGGATGTCGCCGTTCACCACGATGTCGGCAAACCGCCCCGAGTCGAAGAACGCAAGGTAGTGCCCAAGCATCCGAAGCTCAAGACCCGAAGCATCAGCCCCAACTTCCACAAAACCAGCGCCAGGGCCGAAGAGAGCACGACAGCGAGGGTCAGAGGATACCTGACCAAGGTTGGGGGAACGATGAGCATTGCGTCCGGTGTTGGTGGCGAGTGAGCAGCTGTGGTGGATTCGGCCTTCCCGGGTGACCTGCTTGAGCCAGGAGTTCTTACCCTCGCTCAGTTGGCCGAGGCCCTTCTGGAGTTCGAGCATACGGGCAAAGGTCTTGGCCTCAGGCGTGTCGATGGCCAGAAGGACCGACTCGTCGATCTTGGGCTTGCCGGTTTCTGTGAACTCCTCCGGCTGCCAGTTTCTCCAGGTCTGGAAGACCCAGGCGATGTGATCGCGGGAGGTGGGATTGAAGTCGACAAGGCGGGTGAAAGGGAGCCCTTTCCTGTAGCCGAGCCCTACGTTGTCCCGTTTGGGGGTGAACTGCTTGCCAGCCACATAGGGGAAGGCATAACGCAACTCAGCAGCCAGCTGTTCTGACTCGCTTCTGAGCACGCTTTCCAGTTGCTCCCCGGCCTTCACATCGAAGGGCCAGCCGTACCGCTCCTGGATGGCCATGATCCGGGCACAATCGTGCTCCATTGCCACGGCCCGCGTAAACTGCTCGGCCCTGCCTTTTAGGCGTTCCCAGAGGAGGCTTGTGACTTCAACATCGCGGACGCAGTAGTCCTGCATCTCATGGGACCAGGCAGACCAGTCGGCATGGTCCTTGTAGTCACCTTTGTGATGATCGAGGCGCCATCCCCAGGACTCCAGGCTGTGCCGACCGTAGAGTTTGATCGGCATGTCCTTCTTGCGGACCTTGTAGTCCAATCCCAGGATGTGTGGGAAGAACAGCCGAGACAGGATCAGGGTGTCGCAGAGCTCAATCCCCTTGGCATCAAACCAGGGGTATAGCTCGTGAAGGGCCTCAATGTCGTAGTTGATGATGTTGTGGCCAACCAGGAGAGAAGATTCCGCCAGGACGTTGATGCCTGTGACGATGGACTCTCGGTCCCCTTGATCGTTGTATTGGGTGACCAGTCCGGTGTCGAGATCGCGGATCACGAGGCAGTGGATTCGATCGAACCCCTGCCGCATGAAGCCGTTGGTCTCGAGGTCAAAAGCGAGCCTCATGAGCAGAGGACCTCCTTGGCGGCATTGAGGGCGGAGCCAAAAGCGGCAATCCTTTCCTGTTTAGACGCCCATGTAGTCCCAGCTCGGTGTTTTAGAGCTTGGGTTGTAATCCTCCAGGACTGAAACTCGCTGATCGAACTGACAGCAATGGCGTTGACCGTAATCCCAGGGAGAAGTTCCTTCTTGTATGAAGATCCGACGAAGTATCTACTCTCTTTCCAAGAGGAAAGCTGAGCAGCAAGCTCATGCTTAAGACACACGAAGTCGATGTCCTGCGGCTCAGAGCCTTCTGTATGGCCGAAGACCAAGGAGCCTGTGAGAAAGAAATCAGTAAAACGCCCGGGAAATACCAAGTGGCTAATTAAAACTCTCGCTGCTTCTGGGGTGATTTTCAAAATGGGGATTCCTCAGTTGTTGATTCAGGGAAGAAGCTCGAGTGATCCTCGACCATCCGTCCTGTTGCTGAATTGTAGCACACCTTTCCGGCTGGTCCGGTGCGCCCGTTGTGGCGGTTCTTGAGGACGCGCACCAGGGTGCCGTTCTCGCCCTCCTCCAGGTCCCGCTCGAGGGCGACGACGATGTCGGAGAGCTGGCCGATGGATCGGCTGCCGCGTAGCTGGTTCAGGTGGGCACGGCCGCCACTCTCGTGGGACTTGCCTCCACCCTGCACACCGGTGAGGTGGCTGATCAGGATCATACCGCAGTCGGTCTCCTCCACGAAGTTGCGGAGGCGGGTCATGGTGAGGTCAATGAGCTTGCGCTCGTCGCCATCATCATTGCCTGAGATCAAGATCGAGAGGTGGTCGACAAATAGCCAGTGACACTCCTCGGCCATGACCATGAAGCGTAGCTCATTTAGGAGCTCCACTGGATCCACAGTCCTGAAGTCGGCGTTGAAGACCACCCGACCGGACCCGACGGATGCGTCGAAGGCCTTGCGAAGATCCTCCGGGGGGATGCCCGTGTTGTCGATGTGTAGGGGCCGGTTGGCGGCGATCGACGTGAGCCTCAGGGCTGCCCGTTGAAGGGATTCCTCGAGGGCCACATAGCCGATCTTCTCACCTTGCTGGACTAGGGATTGAGCCGTTTCACCACAGAAGGTGGATTTGCCAACGCCTGTACCGGCCGTAAGAGTAACGAGCTCACCCCTTCGGAGACCGCCGGTAAGCTCATTGAGCTGGCTGTAAGGCCAAAGAGCATCCCGACCACGAAGTGGGGTAGAGATGAGCGTAAAGAGTGACTCGCCGGCAACGACGGCTGCGGGCCGCCAAGGTCGCCTGTTCCAGATTGCTTGGCGGACATTCTCAGGGGCAGCGAGAAGAGCTTCATTGGCGTCCTTAAGGGGAGCAGCAGTGGCGATGAACGTCCGAGCACCAGGAAGCAGGGGGGCGCATTCTTGCGCTGCTGCTTGGCCGGCGTCGTCGTTATCGAAGAACAGGATGATCTCCTCGAAGTTGAGGAGGTACTTGAGGTTGGCCTGGATGGCCTTCTTGGCAGCCTTGGCCCCCAGAGGGACCGACACCACCGGCCAGTTGGGCCGGCACTGCCAGACAGCCAGGGCGTCAAGCTCACCCTCGGTGATCACGATCGACTTACCGCCTCCGAAGAGGTGCTGGCCGAAAAGGGTCCCAGGGAGATCCCCAGTGACGGGGTGGGTTTTGTCCTGGTACTTGGACTTGTAGGCTACAAGTCGTCCGGTGTCGTCGTGATAGGGAAGGATGATGCGCTTCTTGGCGACATCAAGACGGACCCCAAACTTTTGGCAAGTCGCAGCAGTGAGGCCCCGTGACTTGAGAGTCGTGACTTCTCCAGGGAGCACAACGGCGGGAGCTGAGGTTTGCTGGACTTCACCGTCGGCAAAGGTGTGCCGGTTGCAGGTGAAGCAGTGCTCATGGCCGTCGGTGTAAAGGGAGTTGGCATCAGAGCTCCCACACGAAGGGCATGGGAGGTGCCTGACAAACTCAGAATCTTGTTCGTTGTGGTTCACAGAAGCCATTTAGATGGTATGGCGCGATAGCTGCACCAGGGAAAGCCGTTGGCTTCGGCCCAAGCAGCATAGGTGGTTTTGGATTTGGGTGTGATCGTGAGTGTCGGCTTCATGAAGACGAAGCGGATGTCGAGATCAGGATGGGCTTTCTTGACGGCCAGCATTTTGCGCCGGTCGCACGGACGGGTCTGAAACCTCCCCTTGACTTCCAGGAGGATGCCGTTGGGGAGGATGAAATCGGGATGGTAGTCACACTCGAGCATGTATGGCAGCTTGATGGATTCAAACTGCACTTCGGGCTGAGTCTCTATAATCGATTCCCAGACCGTCCGCTCCAACTTGGAACGGAACCTATGCATCGGGGGATTCAGAAGGGGATGTCATCGTCGTCGTCTTCCGGTTCGGCCACAGGACCGGAACCAAACAGGGAGGCGGCCTCCTCTTTGGACACTGGCTCGGGGGCTTCACCCTGGCTGACGAGCTTCACGATCTTGCCGGCAACGACGCGCAGGCTGAGACCGCACTTGGCGCCGAAGACGTAGGGCTTGAGCCGGATGGCCAGCTGCACTGTGGTGCCCTCGCGGACCGGGGTGCTCAGATCGAAGGGCAGGTTGTCGGGGCCGGTGACCCACAGGAAGTCAGGCTTCTTGGAGTCCTCAGGACCAGGGTCGGGATTGCCGTAGGAGTATTTGATGCAGCCGTCTTCGCCCCACGGCTGGGGATCCTGGCCGATGCGCCCCTTGCCGACAAGCTTGTCGGCGCCCCACTTGAGGGCTTTGGCATACTCATCCTCGAAAATTCTGAACTCGGCGTCGGACAGGGTGAAGCCGATACGGCAGTTGTTGTACTTGCCAGAGGGCTTGAGGGAGATGAAGCCCTCGAGCTTGGTGGTGATGATGTGGAGATCCTTGTTGCTCATTGGGCTGCTTGAAGTTGTGCGGTGAAGTAGAAAGGCTCGGCAAAGGCTTCAACATCTGCCGCCAAGGTGCGATCACCATCGATGGTGTCGTCCCAGTAACGGGAGATCAGAGTATCCACGTCGAGGGGGCATGAGTCACTCATTCTTCCACCCCGAGGGCTTCGGCAGTCAGTGCCACCTCGGCTTCGATGGTCTCAATGTCATCGCCACCTTGGGCAAAGACAAGGGCGTCGGACAGGAGGAGGGCGTTGAATACCTCCTCCTTGACTTCCTTGATGGGGACATCAGGGAAGTCCTCCACCAAATAGTTTTCGATGAGGTGCACCAGCGTGTCAGGCTGGAGGGTGGTGTTGAGAGCGGTGTTGATGTCGGAGGCCAGTTCGGCGATCTCCTCGTAGGAAGCCATGGGGGTTGCTGTTGTTGAATAAAGGAAAAAGGATCAGCGCTTAAGAATGGTCGTAGCAATCAGCCCACCCACTAGTAAGCCCAAAGCAAGGGTTGCGGGGATCCAGACGGTGGCCAGCACCCAAACCCAAGGCCAAGCAATGTGACCGGTGAGTTTGAGTCCAACGAACAGAACCGTCAGTAAGGCACCGAAGCTGCTCATGCGGACACACGCTGGCGGCCACGGGGGCGGCCGGTGGGGATGCTGATCACAGTAGAGTCCTCATCAAAGGTGCCAGCGTTGAGGCTCTTGACGACCTTCTTGGCCACCTTGACGGCCTCGTTGGTTTGGGCCCGCTCAAAACGCACCTTGTAGTTGGTGCCGACACGCCGGAGGGCGTTGCCGGCCTTGTTGATGCCGTACTGGAAAATCGTGATCACGCCGATCTGACGCTCGTCGAAGAGTTCAGCGGGCTTGGGAGCATGAAAGTCGTAGGTTCCGACTTTGGCTTCGTCACGTTTGATGAGTGCCATGAGGCTTGTGAATAGGGTGGAAAAGGTGGGTGGATCCAGTGGCCGAATGGCCTTGGGTGGGGCGGCTGGTCAGCCCCGGGCGCTAGCTATAGCCTCGTCCATAGCACGGGATTCAAGAACCAGGAGTCGACGCTCAAGATCATCATTGGCCTGCTCAAGTTCATTGACACGCTGCTCAAGGGCATTGATGGCATCATTGTAGCGGGTAAGGAGCTCAGCAGCCAAGTTGAGATTGTTGGCCTGGGATTCCAGCTGAGTGGCCATCGCAGTCAGCTTAGCAGAATCTTGGGATCTGGTGGACATGGGATATGCCTTGGTGGGTTGTGGCTGCTGACCGTAGAACCCCTGAGATTTGGAGCACATGGTTAGCAGAACAGGTAGGGGGAGTGTCGAATCTCAGCAGGGTCGAGGGTGTTGATCATGACATCAGGGTCCACGGGGACTCCAAGCTGATCGGCCCAGCGGCCCAGTTGGTCTTCCTCGTACATCGTAGCAAAGATTTCGCGGATGTGGTCCATTGTCCAGCCAACATCACAGGAAAGGGTAGAGATGCAGTCGTGGACAAGGGCAATCGGCCTCTCCCACTCCTCAAAGGCAAGGTGCAGCAGTGCCGCATCAAAAGCGTGGATCAAGTTTGGAACCGATCCGATGGTGATCTTGCGGTTGTTGAGGGGTGCGTTCTTGGCATCGAAGTCGGCCACGGTGAGTCGGATGCGTCGGCCCAAGAGCTTGGTGTCGACCAGCTCGGTAGGGTAGACCCGCTTGTCCAGGATCACTGGGAAGCCTGAGGGGCTTGTGAAGGCCACAGGAAGGCCTGTGTCCTGGGAGACCTGGTTCACCACCGTCTGGATCCACTCGCGTGCCCTCATGGGCCCGGGAAGGACCTCTGGAATGGCCTTGCGGTAGACCGCATCCACCAGGTCGGGGAGAGGGATCCCATGCCCCTTGGGCAAGGCCTGCCGCAGGTAGTCCCGGGCGGAGCTCTGCGTGAGGCCATAGGGGAGGCACATCACGACCCGCTTGGTGAGCTTGCGGGTGATCAGTGAGTGGAACTCCTCTGGTAGGTGCTTCTTGGATGCCTCAGCAACTGTCTTGTATGCGTCGGAAGGTCGAACAGTTGGAGCCACGTTGACCAACTCCGCGGCCCCTCGGTCTCGTGTGAGGGCAGAGAGGTGCTGAAGGCCAGAACACGTCGCGTCGAAACCAACCAGCAGGTTTGACCAGGTCCTGGAGTTTTCAATGAAGCAGGCATGGTACTCAATGCAGGCGGCTAAAAATTGCCAGGGTTCGTCGGCTCCCTGCCATGTGCTGATGGTACCCATGGGGTCTTGGGAGACAGCCTGGATGAGGCCAAGGTTGGAGTCGACCCACCGCTGTCGTTCGAGCAGAGTGTCCTTGCCGAGGCCAAAGGTGGTGGCCACCTGGAAGCCCAGCCACTCCTGATCGGCCGGCCCA